AACCGCCAGGCTATCAACTTCCTGAAGGACAACCAAGCCGATATTGCACGTGCTTACGCTGAGGGTCGTCTTGTCGATTGACTCTTTTTAGTTAGGAGCACTTAAAATGGCACTTGGATCTGACCACGTAACTATTACTGATGCCACTGCGGCCACCCGGACTCGCTCCAACTCCGCGTTTGTACCGGAGCTCTGGAGCGACGAGATCGTTGCTGCGTACAAGTCCAACCTTGTGATGCAGCCCCTTGTCGTCACGATGAACCATCGTGGTCGCAAGGGTGACACGATCCACGTCCCCCGCCCGAATCGCGGCGACGCTTCTGCGAAGCAAGCCGAGACTCAGGTCACGCTGATCGCCAACCAGGAGACGCAAACCGCGTACCTGATCGACCAGCACTGGGAGTACAGCCGCCTGATCGAGGACATCGTGTCCGTGCAGGCAGACGACTCCCTCCGGGCGTTCTACACCGACGACGCTGGCTATGCTCTCGCCAAGAAGGTTGACACCTTCCTGCACGAGAAGATGGCTCGTTTCGCAGGTGCAGATGCCGCTCCGACCACCGCGGGTGGCAGCGACTATGCCAAGGCAGTGATCGGCACGCCCGCTGGTAGCGCCCTGGTCGCCTGGGACGGTTCTGCATCCACCAACACCGGTAACGGCTCCACCATTACCGATGAAGGTATCCGCATCATGATGCAGGAGCTGGACGACAACGACGTCCCCAGCATGGGCCGTGCCCTTGTCATTCCCCCGGTTGAGAAGCGCAAGATCCTTGGGATCGACCGTTTCACGATCTGGAATGAGATCGGCGAAGGTGGTATGGATAACGCAGCTCGCACGGGCTACGTCGGTGACATGTACGGCGCTACGGTGTACGTCTCCAGCAACTGCCCCACGGTGCTTGCTGACGACAGCTCCACGGCCTACCGTGCAGCAGCCTACTTCCACAAGGATGGTGTGGTGTTCATTGAGCAGCTCGCTCCCCGCACCCAGACCCAGTACAAGCAAGAGTGGCTCGGTGACCTGTTCACCGCTGACATTCTGTTTGGCGGTGGTCTGCTCCGGCCGGAAGCAGGTATCGCCGTGGTTGTGCCTGCATAACCATTGGTGTAACGAAGCCCCCTCCTTCGGGAGGGGGTTTTCTCTCAAACGGGAGGAGCCTTTAGATGGCAACAACTCAGCTTCAAATGGTCAACAGGCTCCTGCGACGTTTGCGGGAAGAGCAAGTTACTAATACGACGGACAACACCTACGCCACGCTCCTTGCGGAGATCGTGGCTGACGCCTATGAGGAGGTGTTGGACGAACACAAGTGGGAATCCCTGAAGCATCGGGCACACGTGGACATCTCCAGCGGTACGTCAAAGTACCGGCTGGATGCCAAGGTATCCGGTGGTGGTAACATCCGCAACAGCGACGTTCGCACCCCCTCCGTTGACTCGGAGCTGCTCTTCCTTAACGGGGACCAGCCCGAGGTGTACGTCTATGACGACGACAACGACGACAGCCCTACCCCCATCTACTTCCTCACCCCCGAGGCCTTCCGCCAGCAGCAAGCGCTGGATCGGGACAACACCCAGGATGATCCCGACTACTTCACCATCTACCGCGAGGCAGACGCCACCAACAAGCGGCGGCTGTACATGGAGCTGTACCCGGAGCCGACGGCATCCCGGGTAATCGAGCTTATGTTCTGGACTAAGCCTGCCCGACTGGCGTCGGACGGCACCACGGACAATACGGAGTTCCTTATCCCCGAGCGGTGTGTGTTCCAGCTTGCGTACATGTACGCGCTGAACGAGCGCGGGGAGGAGCTTGGTGAGCCAGGTAACCTTGCTGAGAGACGCTACTTTGAGTCTCTGGCTGCGGAGATTGAGAAGGAAATTGACGTCTACACCCGCGGTGACCGCTACGAATGGAGACGTGACTAATGGCGGAGCGTATGCACGGGGGAGCCCCGCTCCTTCACATACCGCTAAACGCCCCGGCCTTCAGCGGCCTTAACTCCCAGGCAGCAGCAGCTATCCTCGGGCCGGAGTGGGCTACCCGGCTGGATAACACTGTGCTGGACAAGTTCTCCCGTCTAAGTGGCCGTAAGGGCATGACCAAGCGCAACACGTCTACCCTTACGGGGGACGTTAAGTTCCTGTTTGAGCATTACGACGCTACGGCGGACGCATACCACCTTTTTGCGGTGGTGGATACGTCCAGCACCATTACGATACACAAGTCCACGGACTACGGGCAGACGTGGAGCGACGTATCGGGTACGGCAACCCTATCCGACGGGGATATGCTCCTTGTGGAGCTGGGGGGCGACGTTATCGGTCTCCAGAACGGCGAGACGCCGATCATCTACAGCGGCACGTCCTTCAGCGACATCAGCGCATCTAACATGCCCGACTACAACGTCGGGTGTGCTGCCTTCGGGCGCATCTGGTCCAAGCGCAGCGCCACCACCGTGGCGTACACGGGACTGCTTGATCCAACGGACTGGAACGCTACCGGCTCGGGGGAGATTGACCTGACCTCCGTTTGGCAGAACGGGGACGTGGTTACGGCAGTGTCCGAGTTCAACGGACAGCTTGTGATCTTCGGTCGTACTCACGTAGTGATCTACGACGACGACACGGGCAGCGAGCTTGGCCTAGACCCCGCTAACGCGGTGCTGGCGGACATCATCACTAACGTGGGCTGCATCGCCCGGGACAGCATCCAGGTAGTCAATGGGGATCTTTGGTTCCTTAGCGATAGCGGCGTGCAGCGCCTTAGCCGCCTTATCGAGACCACCAACAACCCTCTGGTAAACATCTCCAACAACGTCCAAGACGAGCTACAAGCCCGCGTCCAGAACGCGGACGAGATGGAGATCAAAAGCGTGTACAGCCCACGAGAGCGGCTGTATCTCCTCGCCATCTCCGACGGCGGTACGACGGAATCGGGCACGACCTACGCTTTCGACACCCAGGGTGCTTTGCAGGATGGTTCCTTCCGCATCACGGGAACCTGGACCTACCTTGTGCCGCGGGCCGCGGTCTACGGTAACGACCAGAATCTGTACTTCTCCGTGAAGGAGAAGGCGGGCTTTGTGTACCGCTACGAGGGCTACGACGACGACGGCGAGTCCTACGTGGTGAATTACGAGTCTGGGTGGAACGACCTTGGGTCGCCCAACCTGAAGATCCTGAAGCACATCACCGGGTTATTGTACGTACAGTCCCAGACTGCTGTTACCTTTAAGTGGGCGTGGGACTTCCGCAACAACTTCCGTACCTCCAGCACGGTCTACCCCGCTAACGCCAGTGCAGCGGAGTGGGGAGTAGCAGAGTGGGGCATTGCCGAGTGGGGCGGTGGTTTGGTGATTCAAGAGAAGCGCGTCCCCGCAGGGGGAACGGGCGAGTACCTGAAGGTAGGGCTCAGTACGCAAGTTAACGGAGAGCTGTTCACCTTGCAGCAGCTCTCCCTGTACACGAAACTTGGGAGGCTCCGGTGAGCGACTATACTCAAAGCACTTTCTTTGCCCCGAAGGACCTTCTTGCCACGGGCAACCCCAACAAGATCGTCTACGGCTCGGACGTCGACGCCGAGCTTAGTGCTATCAGCACGGCTATCGCCACGAAGGCAGACGTGAACGGGGACGCTATCGGAGCAGGTACGCCCTGCACCGAGCTATCCGTGGACAACCTGAAGCTGGATGGCAACAAGATCATCTCCACCAACACGGATGGGGACATCGAGCTGGAGCCCGACGGCACCGGCTCCGTAGTCATCACCAAAGTGGATATTGCAGACGGGGAGATTGACGGCACACCTATCGGAGCGAACAGCGCCTCTACGGGCGCGTTCACGACGCTTACCGCTAGCGGTGACGTTAACTTTGATAGCGGGACGTTCTTCGTTGACGCTAGCGCGGATGCGGTGGGGATTGGGACGACGAGTCCTCTCACAAGCCTTTCAATAGAAACTTCGGGGACACAATCCGTTATCTCGCCTGTCGTCACGGGTCAATCATCTGGGGTAACTTATGGCGGAATGTATACGGTTAGAGACGGCTCAGGCGATCAGCGCGGTT